GATGTCTATGGCTAATTACAGAAAATATGTGGTTGGTTTAAGAACAGCAAACTATTTCCACTACTCACCTGAAGAAGCAGGAACTGAGTTTATCACTTTCCACCCGGGTACAAATATCCGTGTTGTCGGAATTCCTGGATTATCGGGTAAGAACCAAGTAGTTGTAGGTAAATCTTCACAACTTGTAGTTGGAACGGATTTGATGACGGATAGTGAAAGATTGGATATATTCTACGATAGAAATGACGATGAAGTAAGAGTTAGATGTAATTTCAAAATTGGAGCACAAATACCTTTCCCATCAAACTGGGCTGGTAATGGTGTTGCTTAATGACTAAACTTAAATTAAAGATAAAGAACTAAAAATATGAGTTATTCAGCATGTTTACAGACCGCATCAATCAACTTAGGTTGTGCGTCTAACGTAGGTGGAATTAAAAAAGCATACTTGGTTGCTGGTTCTATTTCAGGCATTACATATGCTGCGGATGGAGCTATAACAGGAATTACAGGTAGTGGCACGATATACACTTATGAAGTCCAAAAACAGACTAGTTCTTTAACAGAAACATTTAATTCAAGTTTAGAAAATGGAACTCTATACTATTCGCAAGAATTGTTGCTGAACTTCCACAAAATAGACCAAGACAAGAGAAACCAAGTAAAATTGATGGCTCAAAATCGTGGATTAAAAGCATTTGTTGAAGACAACAACGGCACTATATTTTATTTAGGTGCTGACTTTGACGGAGGATATTTGAGTGCTGGTTCATCAGCTACGGGCGTTGCCTTTGGTGATGCGAACCAATACTCTATCACTCTAACGTTTTTTAGTAAAGACCCTATTACTACTTTGGATGGTACATTATCATCGGTAGTTAGTGGTTTAACTATTAGCGCATAAACAATAAAAACATTTGAAATATAGGGGGGATAAAACCCCCCTTATTTTAATAAGCCAAAAACTATTATATGAGTATTAGACCAAATCCAGCGGGACAAAATAAAAAGATAAAGTGGGGTCATTTACAAAACTTTAAGACCTATGTTAATAACGCTTCAAAGGAAGAAGAACAATTAACACCTGAAGAAAAAAGACAACAATTATTCGCCGCTATGAAACCATATAATAGTGAAGATTATATTGGTAAGGCTATATTTGTAGTTGGTGGTGGTGGAGTATATAATACAACACCAACACCTACACCTACACCAAGTATTACACCAACAAGTACTTTAACACCTACACCAACCATTACACCAACAAGTACTTTAACACCTACACCAAGTATTACCCCGACGCAGACAATTACGCCGACCCCTTCAATTACACCAACAAGTACTTTAACACCTACACCAAGTATTACCCCGACGCAGACAATTACGCCAACTAATACGCAGACGCCAACGCCAACCAATACTCCAACAAATACTCCAACCAACACACCAACCAATACTATAACCCCAACAAAAACACCAACCAATACTCCAACCAATACCCCTTCTATTACGCCTACTAATACACCAACCAACACAACAACACCTACAAAAACTCCAACTAATACTCCAACCAATACTCCAACACCATCAATAACCCCACCACCAAGTGGAACTACTGAGGCGAATGCTTATTTATCAGCGGTTGTAAATGCGGGTGGAACGGGTATTACATCACCAATTTCAGCAGCGACAAGAACATTTTTTACATCACTTGTTTCAAATGGTTTATGGGATAAGTTGATTTGTTTTTATCCTATTTTAGGCGGTAATGCTTCGGGACATAAGTTTAATGGTAAAAACCCACTTGATACAAATGGGGCATATAGATTACAATTTAACGGGGGTTGGACGCACAACGCAAGTGGTATGACGGGAAACATAACCGATACTTACGCCAACACATACTTAAATTCAGATGCGACAGCATCTTTAACACTTTCAGGTGGAGCGATGGGATTTTATGTCAGTGACGAAAACCAATCAAGAGTGGTGTGTTGTGCTTATGGTGCTGGCAACCAAGCGTGGTGCTATACACCAAATGTTAATGGAAGTGTGAGTAATGCGAACGCTTGGGAAGCATCAACGGGAGTACAGACGGCTATTGTATCACCGATGGACGGACTTGTCGGTTTTGGTAGGACGGGAACAACAAAAGTAGAATTTTATAGAAGGGGAGCAGTATATGGAACACAAAATGAAACTGCTGTAGCAAAACCCCCACAAAATCAGTATATCGGAGCAACAAATAGTAATGGTGATTTTCAACCAGGAACAAGTAGAGAGTTTAGATTTGCGTTCTTTGGAACAACACTAACACCGACAGACTGGTATAATTTAGATGCCATAGTTCAAACTTATCAAACATCATTAGGAAGAAATTATTATTAAAATATATGGAACAATTAGTTGGTCTTTTGACCTTAAACCAAAAACAAGAACTTGTGGGTATTTTATTCACAGATGATAGTTATTTTAACCCCGTCCAAGACGCTAATTTTAATTGGGTTATATCGCAACAATGTATGATTTTTACAACCAATCCAGATTATCAGTGGGTTAAAAACCTACCTTTGATAATATGGGACGACCCATTTCCAATAACGGGTTCAACAATGAACTAATATATGTATTGAATAAACGAATTAAAAACAATACACAAAGGAAATGTTGTTAATTAAAAAAAGAGAATTAAATAAATTAGTTGTATCAGTTTCTTTGAATAAGGAATTGTCTAACCCAACTTATTTATTTTGTTTTACAAATATCCTTTCAAAGGAACGTGTTTGTTTTATACCTGAAAACATATCAACATTTACCGATAGATATGATGAGTTCCAATTCGTTGAAACCACAAGTCAAAACTTATCTGTTGTTCCACCATTAGTATCCTTTGATTATGAAGGACAATATTGGTATTCTGTTTACGAACAGGTAAGTACATCAAATATAAATCCAGCATTAGCCTATAATAAATTAGCCGAAGGTAGAGCAGTTGTTATGCTTGATTGTGATGTTGAACCATATTATCAGTATATTAGTGATAATGAAGACAACCATAACTTTATATTCATATCAGAAGGGGAAATATGCCCTATTCCATCACCATCACCAACCCCTACAAATACGCCAACACCAAGTATAACACCAACAAATACACCTACTCCAAGTATTACCCCAACATCTACAAACACACCAACACCTACTATAACACCTACTTCTACCTTAACTCCTACACCAAGTATCACACCAACGAATACTACAACACCTACGCCTACAACAACATCTACTAACACGCCTACACCAAGTATCACTCCAACCAATACAATTACGCCTACCCCTACTATAACACCTACAAACACTACTACACCGACTAACACACCTACAACAACTAATACGCCAACTAATACCTTAACGCCAACTCCAAGTATCACCCCGACTAATACCCCAAGTATTACACCAACGAATACTGCGACACCTACACCAACCCCAACTTGTCCTGTATTTACAACACAATACCTTCAATCGGCAACTGGTTTGGTTGGTGGTGGTGGAGTAATTATATTAAGTTTATACACCGATAGTGGTTTAACAACACCAACAAATGCGATATGTGATTATGTTGTGTCTGGAACATTTATGGACGCTGGTGGTCTAAAAAGTTTTTCCAGAACAATATTAAGTGGGTCATCAAGTAGTTCAGGTTTTACAGGAACTGGAGCTATTTACGATTTAGTTGTTTCATCAGTAATACCAAGTTGTGGTTGTGTTAATGTTATACCAGTAATAACACCAACCCCAACGCCTACACCAACGAATACACAAACGCCTACAAATACATCTACACCTACCAACACACCATCAACAACACCTACAAATACCCCAAGTATAACACCTACAAATACTCCAAGTATTACCCCATCTATTACGCCAACAAATACAACTACACCAACAACAACCCCAACTAATACTCCAAGTATTACCCCATCAATAACACCAACATCAACATTAACTCCAACGCCTACACCAAGTGTAGAACCTGTTGGATATAAACTACAAGCCGAAGACGCCGACTTCATACAAGCAGAAAATGGCGACAATATAAACATAGAACATTAAAAAAAAATAAATTAAAATGGCAAATACGAAAATTAGTCAATTACCTTCTTATACCGGCACCGCTGCGGATTTAAGATGGTTCGTAATGAATAACAGCGGTGAAACTGAAACCTTTAAGTTTAGTGGATATTCAAGTCCATACAAAGTAGTTGGAACAACTAACTCCAATAACATATATGATACAAATGCTATGGGTGGGGATTTTTCATCTATCGTTGCGGGTGAAAATAATACTATTCCATCACCAGCAGGTAGAAACTTTATTGGTGGTGGAATAGATAATGAAATAACAGGCTCACAAGACAGCGTAATATTAGGTTCATATGATTGTATTATTAGAGCGGTTGGTAGATGTGGTATTTATAGTTCTTATCAAGGTGATATAACACAAACACCGAATTATCAGTGCGCCATTATGGCATCTGCTTATTGTAGTATCAGTTATGGTAATGCTACTGCTATTGTTGGTGGTTATACCAATACCATAAATGGAACAGATAATGATAGAAGCGTCATTATTGGCGGAGAAAGTAATACTTTAACATCAACATTAGACGGAACAATATTAAATGGTGGTTTTAATACTTTAACATCATCACCCAAATCGTCTATTGTTGGTGGTTATACTAATACCATTACTAACTCAACTGATAGTTCAATTATTGGTGGAACTGGTAATACAATGTCGGGTAAAACTAATGTTGTTATGTTGGGAACAAGTGGTAGAACAGCAAGTGCTGATAATACAACTTATGTTGAAAACCTTAGAGTATTTAGACAAGCACAATACGGAAACTTTAATAATGGTAGTAGAGCGACAAACTATACTATTGATTGGGATAATGGTAATATACAAAAAGTTGTTTTAACTGGTTCTTGTGTATTCAGTGCTACTAACATTACTGACGGAACAACATACATCTTCAAGGTAAGCCAAGATAATTCAGGTAATAGGGCGGCAACTTGGAGTTCAGGTATATTTAAGTTCGCAAACTCAACACCACCAACCTTATCAACAGGTGCGAACGCAGTTGATATATTTACATTTGTTGCTATGGACGGGTTATTATACGGAGTGGCACAACTAAACTTTGGATAATAGATAAAGAATATGGCATTACCAGGACCAGGAACATTTAGTAGTTTATCCGCAAAGACGGCTTGTTATACATATAATTGGCAAAATAATATAGGTGAAGGTAGAACCATTACATATGTAGATTGTAATGGTTTTGCGGGAAGGACACAATCAGCACCCGCAGGACAAAGTGGTAATTTTTGTGCTAGGTCGGTTAGTGAAGTTCCTGGTGGTGGTGTATCTGTAAATGCTGCCGGTAATTGTCCTTGTATTACTTGGCTTACAAGAGTGTTTAACGCAACAAACAACGCTACTTGGGTTTTTTCTTGGTTGGATTGTAATGGGCAGCCAGCACAAAAATCTATTACAACAGGTGGCGGCCCCAGTCCTGGTGATGTAAGTTTTTATAGTTGTGGTAATTCTAAACCAGTTGTTATTGTTGTTGGTGGTTCGTATGACTTATCCTATGAAGCTATTGGTGATGGTAATTTACCACCTACTTATTATTGTAGAAGAGATTTGGTTGGATAAATTAAAATGGTGTAATTAAAATTAAATAATTTTATATTTAAGTAATATGAGTGATAAGATAAAAAATGAATTAAAAAGATTTGACTTCCAAGTGGTTGAATTACCTACCTTTGAAGAGGTATTGACTAATAGGGACTTTGTACTTTGGGGTGGTGATAATTTATGGCCGAGGCATAGTGTAGAGTTGTATAATTATTCAAGTATCAACAGAGCTTGTCTTAACTCAAAAAGGGATGCTGTATGGGGTAAGAAATTACTTATAGATGGTAAGGACGCTACAAGTTATATCATAAATGGTTCTGAGACCCTACGTGATGTATATAAGAAGGCAGCCTTTGATATGGTATTACACAATGGTTTTTCACTGAATACAATTAAACGCAGAGATGGTGATGGTATATCTGAAATATACCATATGGATATTTCAAAGTTAAGGAGTGGTAAAGTGGATATGAGGGACTTTGTTAAGGAATACTACTATTCTGCTGATTGGAGGGATACAAGAAGGTATAAACCTGTTGTATTACCATCATTTGATATGTCTATTGAAGAACCATCACAGGTATATTGGTATATGGGTTATGCTCCAAACCAAACTTATTACCCAATGCCAGATTGGATTGGTGGTAGGGTTGCTGTTGAAATAGATATTAACATTAAAAACTTCCATTTACAGAACCTACAAAACGGGTTTTACCCATCAATTTTCATCAGTATGAATAATGGTATTCCATCTGAAGAAGAAAGAACACAAATATATAGACATTTAACAGAACGTTATTCATCAACAAATAACGCTGGTGGTATGTTCTTAAACTTTGCTGAAGACAAAGAACACGAGCCAACTATCACACCTTTATCAACAAATAATAGTGATAGTTTTTATAGGGATATGGATGATATTATTAGAAATACCATTTTAACTTCGCATCGTATAACCAGCGGAAAATTATTGGGTATTGAAACACCGGGTTCATTAGGTTCTAAAGATGAGGTTAGAGAAGGATACGAACACTTTTTAAGAACCTGTATTATTCCAGTACAGGAACAATTATTAAGTGAGTTTGAAAAGTTATTATTCATGCGTGATAAACAATTACACACGTTGGAAATAGTCCAAAATGAAATATTTGAAACTAAACCAACAGAAGAAATTAAACCAATTATATAATGGGACAGGCAGTATTACTTGTATCGGCAAGAAAAATTAAAACATTTACTGAGACCAACGACAATGTTGACGAACAACTTTTGTTGGCAAATGTTCAGGTGGCTCAGGATTTAGGCCTTCAGGGACTTTTAGGGACACGCTTTTTTAATCACATATTAACTGCGGCTAGTGGTTCAACTTTAACATCTGCCGAAACAATATTGTTGGAAGATTATATCCAACCTTATTTATTATGGAGAGCAACTTGGGAAGCATTACCAACACTATATATGCGTGTTATGAATAAGTCGGTTATTGTTGGAACAACAGAACAGGGTAATGCGGTAAGTAAAAATGATTTAACTTATTTAAGGAATATTCACGCTGACCGATATGGGTTCTACGCACAAAGGTTAATGGACTATATTAGAAACAACCCTAGTGATTTTCCAATTTATTACCAATTTACATCAACAGATGGTATGCCACCAGCAAGGGAAAACTATTATGGTGGTTTGTATGTTGAAACAGGATTTAGACGTTTACCAAGAGTTGGAACAGGTAGAAGGTTAGGAACAATTCGTTCATATTTTAATCCAACCGACCCTGATTGTTGTGCTGACTTTTAACCTTATATAACATTATGGAAAATATTATATCATTACTTATTAC